AGTAGTGTTACAGTCCCAGTTCACAGACCAGTACTGGCACAAGACGGTGTAGCATTAACAAGTGGTGGTGTAAGAGTAGGAACAAACTGTAGGTACCATTTAAAATTAGTTAAGAAACCAAAAACACAAGTGCTACCACATAATAGATTAGGCTTTACAGAAGACTTCGAATTAGTAGAGGTAGTTCAATAATGGCAACAACAATAGCACCAGTTACTGGCAAAACACATATTCAACATTGCATGATGGTTGACCTTACAATAGGTAGCACAACTTATTATCTAAGTGGTGCATACAAAACAATTACATATGATGGTAATGATTACACAGAACTAGGTAGTTTCCTAGGTGTAAGTGAAATAGCAGAAGACATCAAAGCAACTAACGGTGATATTAATTTAAGTTTAAGTGGTATACCAAGTGACCAAAACTATATGAGTTTAATTTTAAACAGTGAAGTAAAAGGTGGTGTTGTAAAAATACACAGAGCATTTTTTAATGATGATATGACTGTTGATAGTGCAAACATATTCCAACGTTATAACGGTATAATCACAAACTTTAGTATTGCAGAAAATACAAACATTATTGCAGGTGAAAACACCAATAGTGTAACTGTAACATGTGCAAGTATAAACACTATTTTAGAAAACAAAACAGCAGGACAAAGAACAAACTTAGCAGATAGACAAAAACATTTTGCAAGTGATACTACATTTACCAGAGTAAGTGACTTACATAATGTTCAGTTTGACTTTGGTAAAGAATACAATGCCGGAGCAGGAGCCGGTGGTGGCTACGGTGGTGGCTACCATGGAGGCGGTGGATTTGGCGGAGGCATGGGTGGATTCGGAGGCTTTGGATTTATAGGCCACATGTAATATGATTAGGCAAGCAACAATACAAGACTATGATGATATAATGGCAATGATGATTAACTTTGCCAACAGTTCACCATATAATGCATTACAACAACCACAATACAATGACACTTATATAAGAAGGTTATTAGACAGTTTTAGCAAAGAAGGTTGCATACTGCTAGGCATAAAAGACAACAAACCAGTAAGCATGTTAATAGCACAAATACAAAGCGATGCATGGTTACCAGAAATAAAAACAATGAAAGAAGTAGCATGGTGGGTAGAACCAGAACACAGACATAGTTCATTGGGTTATAGATTACTAAAAGAATATGTGAACATAGGTAAAACTCTAGTAGACAAAAAAATTATAGAAGGTTTTACACTCACAAACATGGAGATATCGCCAGACTTTGATTTAGAAAAACGAGGTTGGCGACCTATAGAAACAAATTATATATATGAGGGTGTGTAGATGGCAGTATTTACAGCAATAGCAACAGCAATCGTAGGAGCAATCGGTATAAGTGGTATAGCCGCTACTATTGTAACTAGTATTATTAGTGCTGGTTTAGCCTTAGGAACTGCAAAAGCATTAGGTGTAATGGAACCACCTAAACAACAAAATACAAAAGATCCAGGTGTTAAGATACAATTACCCCCAAGCACAGACAACAGAGTGCCAGTATTTTACGGACAAAGTTTTACTGGTGCAATCATTGTTGATGCAGAAATTAAAAACCAAAACAACACAATGGTATATTGTATGGTTATTGGTGAACAAACAGATAGTGGTACTATAACAATTAATGACATTTACAGAGATGATGCTAAGTTAAACTTTGCAACTGGTAGTGCAAATGTTATTAGTGCAACAGATCCAAATGCTACAAACACAACTGTTATTGCAAACAAAATACGTTGTAGAGTTTTTGCCGGTAACGCACAATCAAGTGTAAACCAAATATTTCCTGCAACAGGCACAAAAGTAACCGCACAATCATTAATGTCAACTATTACTAGTTCTACTAATTACGAAGGTTTAGTTTATTCAATTATAGAAATGGATTATGATGCTGAAAATGGATTGCAAGGTTTAGGTGCTATAACATATGACATCAACAACAGTTTAAATGAACCCAGTAACGTGCTGTTAGACTATCTACGTAACGATAGATATGGTGCTGGGCTTAGTAATGCTGATTTAGATTTAAACAGTTTTAACGACCTCTATGACTATTCAAATGCCCAAGTAGCCTATACAACAGCCGCTGGTGGTAGTGATACACATGACAGATGGCAAGTAGATGGTATGTTAAGCACATTTGTTCCAGTAAAAACAAACATTAATGAAATATGTAGAAGTTGCCAAGCCTATTTTGCCTATGATGCCAAACAAGGTAAGTTTAAAATTATATCAAACAGAGCGGCAACTGTGGCAGAACAAGCCAATGCATTTGTGTTTAATGATGATAATATTGTTAGCAGTATTGAAATAACAAGCACAGAATTATACAGTTTATATAACAGTATTGATGCTGAATATCCAAGTGTAACCAAAAAAGACCAAACAAATACCATAATTATATCAACACCAAGTGGTGATAGAAACACCAACGAGCCCGATAACCCTTTGAATACTAGATTTAATTTAGTTAACGACCGGGCAAGAGTAGGTAACTTAGCAAACATTGACTTACGTCAAGCAAGAACAAGTACTGTATTGAGCTTTACTGCAGACTATAGTGCTATTGTGTGTGATGTAGGTGATGTAGTTAAAGTTACAAACAGTTTATATGGATTCACAAACAAATTATTTAGAGTTATGCGTGTTACAGAAATAGAAACATCAGATGCAATGCTGGGTGCAAAAGTTATGTTGTTAGAATACAGTGATGACATTTATACTCACAACGATATACAAAGTGATGGTACCGTAGGATTGCCTAATATCAATAATTGGTGGATAAATTGGGGTAACTTAGATATTGCAAATCTTATTGCTAACATAAATGTTGTAGACAGTCCAGCAACAAACACAGGTAATATTCTACATGCAAACGGGGTAGTGCAAACACCTAATGTAGCACTATCAACTATAAACTTACCAGTTATGGGTGGTGTTGGTAGTAGTTTATTCGATGTTGGTGTAACAATACCAGCAAATGTTACTGCAGACACAATTGAAGTAGTAACCACAAATGAAGATATTACTAATAGCACACCACAATTAAATGTTGTAAGAAGTCATGATGTAGGTGCAGGTGACCACTTTACTCCAGGCGAAACAATTAGAGTTCCAATTATATCAAATGAATTTGGTATAAACACATATTATGATATTGAACGTAGACCAGCAGAAGGCAACATCAAAGCCAAAGTAAGAGTTAAAGATTCAAAAACAGGTGCGGTATCACCAGAAAAAGAAAGTGGTGCCTTTTTTATTAAACCACAAGGCTCAGTTACACCACAACAATTACGTGATATTGGTGCTGGTGTGCAAATAGAAGATAGACCAGCAAATAATAATAGTGTTGTTAGTAGTAGTTTAGGGTCAAACGATTTAGGAAGTGCAGGATCAAAAATAACAAACACATTTCCCTATGATTTAAAAGGTATTGATGAAGGTGACTACAGTATAATTGCTTCGGGACAAGTTGGTGGACAAATGCCAGCGTCTGGATCATTTAATTATTCTTTTGGACATGGCGGTGATGTTATATATGAACAACGTTATCTGGCAAACAATGCATTGCAAGGCAATACTTATATACAATCCTTTGGTTATGGAGGCGGCACCGGTGGCCCGGGCGGCGTAGGCTTTCAGATAATAGGACAAACTTCTGCACCACCTCCAAGTGTGTCAACAGAAAAAATTAATATATCAGATGCATCTGGCAGAGCAATAGTAACCGCGTTAGGTCAACCTACAACTGGTTTCATTTATACTCCTAAAGAAGCAAATGTTATATTGTATGGTAATACAGATATAGATTCGGCAGTCGGTGCAGTAAGATCATTTAGTAATCTAAAATTTGATATGATAAGAATTACAAAAGGAGATAGGTTTTTAACTCTTTAAACCTTTAAAATTATATGGAAAGAAAACATTATATATTTTACAACACAACAACTGGTGTAATTACTGCTAGTAGAAATTTAACGGAATCACAAGCCATGAAACATTGCAACGCAAACAGCAATACTGGATGTATGGAAGGAATTGTTAATAATCTAAATGGTTATAAAATAGACACTAGCACAGACCCAGTTAGTATTGTTAGTAACACAGACAACATGAATATTAATACACCTAAACCTTCATGCAGACTACAAAGAAATGGTATGTTACAAGGAAGTGATTGGACTCAAGCGGCTGATAGTCCGTTAAGTGATAGTAAAAAGGCAGAATGGGCAACATACAGACAAGCACTAAGAGATTTAATTAACGGATTAGATGACGATTTAGCAACAGCAGAGGGAGTAGTATGGCCTACTCCACCATCTTAGGAGAATAAAATGCCGTTAGGAAGTGGTAAATTAGGATTTTTCAAAAATAGACAACTAGGAGTTGGTGGAGGCACTATTCCTATCAATACCTCTATGAGTTTAAATCTAACTTATAGCGGTAATACAGGTATTAGTGTAGAAGCAAATGCTTTAAATATTGCAATAGATAGTAATTTTGCTAACAGTATAGTAAGTTATGCAATCACAGGTAATATTGCATCTAGTGACTTTGCAGATGCTACACTTACAGGCAATTTAACTTTAGATGCTAATGGCAATGCTAGTATATCTAAAACTATTGTAAGCACAACAGGTGCAGGACATAAAGATTTTATTTTTAGTGTTATAAGACCCGGTTCAAGTGTAGTACTTGCAAATACAGACAGTCAATACATATATGAAGTAATTGGAGATAACATAAGTGGTGGAGATACCACAACAACAGCAGTTATTGAAGCAGGTAGTCATAAAATACATCAATTTACCACAGTTGGTAATGCTAATTTAACAATTACAAGTTTTGGTAATGAAAGCGGTAACACAAATGTTTGGAACAGATACTTTAGAACAGACAGCAGTAACAGTTATTTTGATGCTTCAGCAATGGGTATATCATTTAGAGGAACTGTTATAGGTGCAGGCGGACAAAGAGACAGCCTAGGAGGTCCTGCAGGTGCTGGTGCTGGTGAATTAGGTATTTTAAAATATCCTAGAGCAAACATATATACTATAGAAAGTTTTAGTGGTGTTGGAACACATGTAGTTACAGTAGGCGGATCAACGACTTCTCAATCCGGTGCACCTACAAATCCAGAAGCAAATTCAACTATATTTACAAATTATGGTAGTTCTACAACTGTTAGAAGAATTGCATTAGCAGGTGGTGGAGCAACTAACATTGGTGGCAAGGGTGGTAGTGGACGAGGTAAGGCTTCTGAAAGATTAGCAACTGCTAATACTGATTTAGCAACCACAGGCGGAACATGGGCTAATAATTTTAGTCAATTTGTTGCTTTTGCAAGTGGTAGTAGTGGTAATGGTTATGGACCAGGAACGTATGGTAGTAGAATGGGAGGTGGTGGAGCCTTTGGTATAAGTGGTGCTTTTGTAGGTGTTACATCAAATACAAATGCTTACGGAGCCAATGTATCAACAGGTAACCAAACTTATGCTAGTAGTGGTTCGGCAGAATTTGCTCCTGAAACTGGTGGACATGGTGCTAGGTTTGCCGCTAACAGTAGTGTAAACAGTAATGATCCAGCTCAACAATTTCCATATTTTGGCAACGCAAAAGATTACGTATCTTTTAAATATAATCCTATATATGATGGTGCTAATACTTTTGTTTGTTGCGGTGGTGGTAGAAGTTCTGGTACTGGATCAGGCTCTAATCAGAATCCAAGTATAGGCGAATATTCATTTGGTGGAGGAGGACGCTCTTCAGCAAACA